GTTCTACATCTTCTTCATCTTCTAAAAGCTCTGAAGCTGTTGTAAACCACATAGAAAAATCAAGAAAATCAGCATCCGTGCCATAACCGTTACTAGTAGTCGCAGTCATAGTCGTAGTTAATTCTTCAGTTGCACCTCCAACTTTAGGAGCAGTATAAGTAGGAGGAGTTCCTATATTTAAAAGTGTTGTAGAATCAATATCTGGCATAGTCCCAATTGTTGTAACTCCCCTTAAAGGAGTAGTAAAACTTGGAACAGATGGAGGGACGGGAGCAGCTGGTAGGGTTAATGATGGTATTGTTTCAGAAATTGAATATGCAGATAAAGCATTTAACAATGATTGATAAGCTGCGTATAAAATAACTAAATATACTTTATCATCAGAAAAATATCCTATATCACTATGTGAATATAAAATTGATGCTCCCGATTTATCTACGGGAACATTATTAACATAATATAATTTATATGCATTATTACTACTATCGGGAGAGGGAAATATACTTATCTTAGCATCATCTCCTACCATATAAACAGGATGATACTTTGTTGCATATTCTAAACTAGCAGAATCCGCTACTCTTGATTGTGAGCTTGGAGATATTTGCCTAGCTTCTCTCCAATCATTATTAGTTCCTGTCTCTCTCACAACGGATACAATTCCAGCCCCATTAACTTGAACTCCTGCTTGAGATGTTATTTCAGAACTTTCTCTAGTAAAATCTGTCGTTTCTTGAGGTCTAAGCATTAAAGTACGCCCAGTAACATCTATTATGCCATCTTTTAAAAATTCTGTTAATTCTGCTTGGGTAGGCGAACTGCTACTAGTTATTGCTAGTCCAGTTAATCCTTCTACTCTTTCTTCAAATGTTGCCATCCAGTTGCACTTCCTTCGTCTAAATCTGTTATGTCTTCTATTGTTATAATATCATCTAAATAAGGAATGACGCACTTCCCAACTAAAAAGGAGGGAAAACCATTGAGAAGCGCGTATTCCATATTATCCATTCTTTATATTGTGCTATTAACTCACAAACTTCGGAATGTTATGCTGCTGATGTCTCAAAAGTAGCATTGATAGCACCAGACCCTAGTTCAGAACCTAGAAAACTAAATTTCCAGTATCCTTTTTGGTCGCAGAACCACGCTATTTCAGCACCAATATTGGTCTGATTATTAGTCGCGGTTGTTGCAATAGCTAGAGTATTATGCGTTTTTGCTACTGTTACAATAGCCCCACCAGAAGTCGCTACTGATTCTGTCCATCTTTGTAGATAGGCAGGTTTGCGAAGTCCAGTAAGTTTATCACCCATATTAGTAACAGGAATAGTAATAGTCCCTGCTTCGTAATATTCATCAGAAGCTGTTGTGAACGTAATAGTCTGTCCACCGTCAGCTTGAGCTGAGAACCTGAATACAGTCAATACTCCTACGGTTGCCGAAGGCAATACCATAGAAGCAGCTGCACCATCACCATCATATAGACTTTCACAAATGTGTCCGTCTTTTAAGGTGAATCCTGTATCAGTCTTAGCATCTGTCGTATCCGCGGCTGCGGTTAGTTCCAAATCCTGATACTGACCAGTAAGGTACATCAACTTATTTCTGATGTATTTCGCACTATTGAGTTCGACATCGAACTTGTTTGAACCATATAATGGATTAGCCATAATTCAACCCCCTATTTCCAGATGGCATGGGCTTCAGGCATCTGCCATTCCATACCAGCTTCAGTTTGAATTAAGTCCACTCTACGGTCAACACCACTATTCTCTAGTGTTTGTACTCCAACATAAATCGCTGTGTCGCGATTCAGGCCGTTTCCAACTAGAGGACGATATGAGGCATACCTCATGTTAACACCTAACATTTTGACAGGTGAACCGTCTAAGTGAACGTTCCGAGTTACATTCATATCTCCATAAGGAGTTGTAAATGTCTTTATGTCTACACCAAACGCCTTTTTACTTCCTGCCATACCCATATCCCAGTTTGCACGAGCTTGTGAATTACTCACAGCGGCTATTGAGACATATTTGCGCTCATATAACCACTTAGTTTATGCAACCAGTTATATACATCTGTACTAACAAAAAATAAAGTAGCATTTGCATTATTATAGCGAGGGTCTAAGAAATGAGACATATCATCCAAGAAATCATCTTGTGATTTTGTACCAGTTCCGCCCATACCAGAACCACTAAATACATTACCATAACTGATAATATAATCAACAGCTCCTTGAGTATGAGTTACCCCTGCGCCATCTGTGTATTGTGAACCAAAAAGCAAAGCGGTTTCTATATCCCACTTATGCTCAATTAACTTCTCGCGCCAAACACGGGCATACTCATTAGGTTCATACTTTGTAACAGTGGCACGAGTCGTGTTATCCATTGCCAACGAAGTTTTGAAAATCTGAGTAAGTCCATATCCAGTCGAGAAGGGATTGTCTTTCCATGTTTCTGGGTATCCTGTACCCTGGCCCCATGAATTTCCTACCACATAACAACGAGCAGTTTCTAACTGAATCATAGTAAAAGCAGCGTGCTCTGAAGTTGAAACTTCACTAGCACCTAAACTTCTATCTGCCGTTGCTCCGCCTCCCCAGCCTGACAATTCATTATTTGTGTCCGTTGCAAGGTCTTTTACAACTACGCATTTGCAATTTACTGCATTTACGTCAGTTCCCCTTGAACCTGTTGAAGTTGCCGTAGCTTCTTCAACTCGAACAACAATATAATCATCTACTAGGAAAGCATTTGCAGCCGTAGCTGCAGCAGCGTTAGTGCCTTGAAATGGTATCTTAATTAACTGCCCTTCAATTATAAATCCAGGTGCAGTACCATCGTCTCCAACTCTAATAGAGTTAGATGAGCCTCTAACTTGACCAATATTACCAGCCGATTTATAATCAGTCATAAACTGAAGATAATAAGTATCGCCTGGGTCAATATTGCCAGCTGTAACAGTCGCTTGAGTTGCAGACATGCCGCCCAGCGAAGTACCATGCTTTGTTACATATGCATATCGTTTGTGATAAGAAGGCCTGCGTTCTGTGAATTTGAACTGATGGTCGTCAGTTGGTTTCTTAGAAACTTTTGATAAGAATCTAAAAAACGGGTCTTGTGCAATCGCTAGTTCAGAAACCCTATCGCCAAAGTTATACTTTCGCCTGAGGTCACCTGTACTAAGTGCGGAACCCGCAATAGCCGAACCACTTTCAGTCAAACCTGTAGAATCACCTATCTGAAATAAATCAGCCATGTGTCCTTCTCCTTGTAGCCTTTCGGGCTACTATTATTGACTTAAATTAGTATTAGACTACGCGCCTAATACATCTTCCAATGTTGAGTCAATACCCAGTATTTCTTCAAAGACTGAATCGTCTGGAGATTTTTGTGGCTCTGGAGAGCTACCCGTAGAAGCTAAGGACTGTGGTCGCTGTTGAACTTTCTTCATTTGGTTTGTAACCTCTTGATTAGCGTTCTGTGCGATTTGTTTTTCCCGTTGTCCCCTATTCATAAGATAATATATGTCATCTAACTGTAGAGTTTTACCTTTTGCAAAGTTGATAAAACTTGTCCACTGCTCATCTGATAAATTGTATTTCGAGCGAAACTCAGATTCTCTTGTAAGTCTCTGGTTTTCGTTTTTCTGCGTACTCAAAGCATCAGTAAGTCTCTTTTGGACTACTCCATCAATCGTTGCCGCTAAAACTTTAGCAGAATCCGAATCAGGTTTCGACATTGCTTCATCTGGGTCAAACACAAAATCTTCATCCAATTGTAATCTTTCTTTCATACTAATTGGGGCTTGACCTCCACCCTCAAAATAACCTCTCACATGAGTAATTAAATTGGGGTCTTCTCTCATAGCATCGAGTATAGGTAAATACGGTTCAATTTCTGATAAGCGTCCAGATAATCTTTTCGCTTCTCGGCTTGAATCGGAATACCTCTTTTGCAGATTTTCAATATCCGCCTGACCTTCGGCAGGGCTCTCTTTTTGTTGCTGTTCTTGAAGAAACTGTTGACCAGCATCTTCCAGCTCTTGAGAGGTTGTCTGTTCTTGTGAAGGCGGTTGGTCTAATATACCACCATTTACTTGAGTATCGAGAGCCTCGAAAAACCCTTCGGTACTCATAGGCGCACTTTCAGGGGCTCCTGTTTGAGCGTTACTTACTTGTACATTTTCATCCATAATCTATCCTTTTTATTTTGTGAAAGTTATTCTTTTTCTTTGCTTTTATCAAAGTCTTTTTTTGAGCCTAATTTTGCCTCTTGAACAGCTGATTTTATCTCTCTTGAAAGTTCTCTTTTAGCCATTTGAAACTCTCCCTGCATCAAGCTTCTCAATAATTTCTGTTGAGCTTCGGTGGCAAGTACATCTTTTCTCACTTCAGTTTCTCCCTGCTGAACTTTCATTTTAATTCCAGCTTGGACTAATTGTCTTTCAAGAGTCTCAATGGTTCCCTCTTTATCTTTCATCGCTTCTGACAATTGTTCCAGTTGAGATTGAAGCTGTGAATATAAGCTCTTTCTGTCTACTAATTGTTTCTTATTTCTAATATCAGTTTCAGCTATCATAGCAATATCATCAATCAATCCAGCTTGGAACCATCTGAAATATTCTTCTAATAATGCCCATCTATTAAGTGGGAGAGTGGCTCCAGCTACAATTCTTACATCAAACCTGGCTGATTCGTAATCCATCCATTTACCAATTGCTTTACCATAATCATTGAAAATGGGAATATTAACCCGTACATCTTTTTCTGTATCTGGTTCTTGACCTGCTTCTGGTTGAACTATTCTAAATACTTTATCAATTGCATAATGTCTTTGAGCTACCATCTGAAAGCATTTGCCAAGATGCTCAAGAGCTGGTTCTACAATTGTTGACATCCAAGACTTTAATCTTCTTGTTCCAAATTCGTCATTAGCGAGTAATCCCCTATAAGTTTCAGCTTGCTCTTGCGTAAATCCCATCATAGCTGATGGAACACCAGAGATATACTCTGCATCTTGTTTACCCTCTTGAGTAATTGTATAAAAAGCGTTGTTGATAGGAGCTGGTAATACTGGCGTAGGTGGTTGAAATCCCTGTCTGTATTTTAACAAAGCACCTGGGCTTGATGAATATTGTTCCCATTCTTCCTCATCTACTGAACCTTCTTCATATAACCACCTGAGATTAGAAGCTAAATTAGCATTATGAACCATAATCTGATGAGCTTTATTAATCTCCTGCTGTTTTCCAATCAAAGGCATCACTGCTGACATTGGATATGGAGTTCCAGTATATAGATACGGAATTGGGATAATTGGATATTCAGTAATTGGTAATTCATATTCATATAAGAAGACATCATCACCTACACTACAAACCAATTTTATCCTTGTTTCATGAAAGTTGACAAAATCTACTACTGAACTTTTGAACTGTCTTCCTTTCATCATAACATCAAATTCTTCTTTTCTCATGACCACTTGCTCTACTCTGGTCATTTCCTCTTGAGCTGCTGACATTAGTTCTTGTTGTTTCTCAGCTAATGCAGTTTGCATCATATCTTGAGCTTTTTTAACCTCTAAATCAGCTCTTTCCTGTATAATCTCTCCAGCCTGCAAAGATTCTTGTATTGACATAATCTTTTCTTGCAACTGAACTTCTACTTCAGTCTGAAATTCTTGTAATTGAACCTGTACAGATTCTTTTAATTGAGATTCTTGCTCGTCAGTTAAAGGGATTCTAATAAAAGCATTTACAAATGGAACTTTTATCTTACTATAATTTTCATAGTATGCGATGATTTGT